TGGTAAAGCAAAACCCCGAAATCTCACTAGCGATAGATTTTGCAATGGGTTTGTTATGAGCCACGGCCGCTTAATTACAAAAACGAATATAGATACCTGCGCTGTTTAACCGTTGCCACGTTTGCAACCCCGCAAACTATGGTTAGAATCGGTTTGCAAACCAACCAATCAAAAAAGCATGAACCTCGCACACCGCATTGACCTATGGCCCATCGAGCGCCTGAAGCCCTACGACCGCAACGCGCGCACGCATAGCCCGGAGCAGGTAACCAAGATCGCGGCAAGCCTGGCTGAGTTCGGATTCACCAATCCGATCCTGGTTGACAGCGCAGACGGCATCATCGCCGGGCATGGCCGGCTGATGGCCGCGAAGGAGTTGGGGCTGGCCGAGGTGCCGGTGATCGTTTTGGACCACCTAAGTGATGCACAACGGCGCGCATATGTACTGGCCGACAACAAGCTGGCCGAGCTGGCCGGATGGGATGTGGATCTGCTTACCGGCGAGCTGCTAGACCTGGACCGGGATGGCTTCGACCTGGAAGCTGCGGGCTTCACCGATGAAGAACTCACAGCATTCCTGGGCGATGGCATGATGCCGGACGGAAGCCAGGCCGAGGAAACCGGGCCGGTAGTGCAGCCACTAGGGGCGATGCCCGCGCTGCGCGCGGGCGACCGTGATCCATATCAGCAAATAACCTTTACGCTGCACGACAACCAGGCCGAAATAGTACGCGAGGCCATGGATGCGGCGAAGGGAATGGGGCCATTTGATGCCACCGAGAACCAGAACGGCAACGGAAACGCAATTGCCCGCGTGTGCGAAATGTTTTTGACGCGCAAAAATGCCTGAGTACACAGCGAAAGACATACGGGTGGCGCCAGTATCGGCCAAAGACGCAAATGCGCTGGTGCAGCGCGTGCACTACAGCGGCAAGGTGGTGCCGAATAGTCAGCTGCACTTCGGAGTATTTCTGGACAACAAGCTGGAGGGCGTAATGCAGTTTGGTCCGTCCATGGATAAGCGCAAAACTATCACAATGGTGGCTGGCACGGCATGGAATGATTTTATTGAACTCAACCGCATGGCATTCAGCGACCGATTGCCGCGCAACAGCGAAAGCCGGGCAATTGGCGTGGCCATGCGCCTGATACGGCAGCATTACCCGCATATTGAGTGGGTCATCAGCTTCGCAGATGGCACACAATGCGGGGACGGCACGATCTACAGGGCAAGCGGGTTTCTGCTAACGGGCATCAGGGAAAACACCACGCTGGTGGAATTCAAAGACGGAACACGCATTGCAAATATGACACTTACGGCGCATTGGGATACAGACGCAGTAGCGCAGCTTTGCAAGCGATTGGGCGCACCTGTGCGCGCACGCAGTATCTTAGAGTGGCGGGAACTAGGCGGTAAGGAGCTGCCCGGATTCCAACTTCGCTATATCTATTTTCTGCACGCATCAGCCCGCGAGCGCCTGACGGTTCCCGTGATACCATTCGACCAGATACAGGCCAAAGGTGCGGGAATGTACCGAGGCAAGCCTGTGAACAGATCAACGCGCGCGAAAGGGCAGGACGCCGGGAACCACCCGGCGCTGGGCGGTTCGACTCCGACCCGCGCGCTCCATTCATCCGGCAATGTCTGAACTAATCGGAATCCGCGAAGCGGCCCGGCGCCTTGGCGTTTCGGACACCGCTGTGCACAAGGCGATAAAGGCGGGCCGGGTGCATATTGCTGGCCGCAAGGAGACATCAAACCGCCCGCTGGTCGCCTGGCCCCAGGTGCAAACGGATTGGCTGGGAAATTCGGACAGCAGCAAGCGCAGCCACGTTGGCAGCCGTGGCAGCCCGGTGCGCGCAAAAGACCCGGTGCCCAAGTTGCAATTGCAGACCAGCGGGCAACCCGAGGATCCGATGGCCACACAGGTGGGCGGCGACACGCTACCGGGAAGGCAGCCGCCTACAGCATCGGCGCCAAGCTACGCGCAGTCGCGCGCCGTGCGCGAGGCGTACCAGGCCCGGCTGGCAAAGCTGGACTACGAGCAACGCTCCGGCAAGCTGATCGAAGTCGACAAAGTAAAAGCATCAGCATTCCGCACCGCCCGCACCGTCCGCGACGGCCTGCTGAACCTGCCGGACCGCGTGGCGCACGAGCTGGCGCACGAAACCGACCCGGCGCGGGTTCACCTGCGGTTGAGCAAGGAAATTAGAACCGTACTCGAGGCGCTGTCAGATCCTGCGGCCAGCGTTGCGGCATGAATCACAACCAAGGAGAAAAATTGAGTTACATACTTCACCACGGCAACTGTCTGAATGTACTTCGCGCTATGGATGATTCATGCGTAGATAGCATAGTCACTGACCCACCCTATGGATTAAGTTTCATGGGTAAAAAATGGGACTATGACGTACCCTCCACGGAGATATGGGCTGAATGCCTGCGAGTCCTAAAACCCGGCGGGCACCTGCTGGCCTTCGCTGGCACACGCACCCAGCACCGAATGGCAGTGAGAATCGAGGATGCAGGGTTTGAAATCAGAGACATGATCGCCTGGGTTTACGGTTCTGGATTCCCGAAAAGTTTAGATGTTTCAAAAGCCATCGACAAGGCTGCTGGTGCGGACAGGAAAATTGTTGGGCCTAATAAGTGGGTTGAGCGGGGTGGGCTTGTGCAGGGGAGTACATTCGGAGCACCAAGCCGACCTTCCGAGACAGCACCTGCCACCGAAGCCGCAAAACAATGGCAAGGATGGGGCACAGCGATGAAGCCAGCCATAGAGCCAATAACCGTTGCCCGCAAACCCCTAATCGGAACAGTAGCTGAGAATGTGCTGGCGCATGGGACTGGTGGGATCAATATCGACGGGTGCAGGGTTTCTAGTGAACCTAATTTATCAGGCCGCTGGCCCGCCAATCTAATCCACGATGGAAGCGATGAAGTTCTGGCTGGGTTTCCAGAAACCAAAAGCGGCGCAAGAAAATCGGGACAAGGTGGCAATGGCGATTCTGGAATAGTTGCATTCCGAAGCAAGCCAAACATTAATGATTTCCCATCAGACAGCGGAAGTGCTGCCAGATTTTTCTATTGTGCTAAAGCAAGCAAAAAAGACCGTGATACAAATAACATTCACCCTACGGTCAAGCCAACAGACCTAATGGCTTATCTATGTCGCCTAGTAACCCCTCCTGGTGGCCTGGTCTTGGACCCATTCATGGGAAGTGGAAGCACAGGCAAAGCAGCTATGCACGAAGGCTTCCAGTTTTGCGGTATTGAGATGAACGCCGAATATCTGGAAATTGCACGCGCTCGTATTGCGTTTGCCATGGCAGCATCATCACCAACACCGGCCAACGATAACGACCAGATCGACATGTTCGCAAAATTCGGAACATGAGCGACGCCGCCTATGCAAAATCATTCCTAGACGGGCTGCGGCCCGATCCGGCGCTGACCGTGAGCGAGTGGTCGGATGATCACCGCATGCTTTCCAACAAGGCATCGGCTGAACCCGGCCGCTGGCGCACAGATCGCACGCCGTATTTGCGCGAAATCATGGATTCGCTATCGGTTTACGACCCTACGCAGCGCGTAGTTTTTATGAAATCCGCGCAGATCGGGGGAACAGAGGCCGGAAACAACTGGATCGGCTACGTCATGCACCACGCCCCAGGGCCGATGCTTTACGTGCTTCCGACCGTCGAAATTGCGGAAAAAGCATCAAAACAGCGGATTGCGCCCATGCTGGACGAAAGCCCGGCGTTGCGCGAGCTGGTGGCGCCCAGCCGAAGCCGGGATAGCGGCAACACGCTGCTTTCCAAGGAATTCCGGGGCGGTGTTTTTATGATGACCGGCGCCAACAGCGCCGCCGGGCTGCGCTCCATGCCAATCCGCTGGCTGTTCATGGACGAGGTCGATGCCTACCCATCCGACGTTGAGGGCGAAGGCTCACCGATTGCGCTGGCCGAGAAGCGCACGACGACGTTCAGCCGCCGGAAAATCCTGCTGGTAAGCACGCCGACCGAAAAAGAAACCAGCCGCATCGACCTGGAATATGAGCGCAGCGACAAGCGGCGCTATTTTGTGCCGTGCCCGCATTGCGGGCGTGAACAGTGGCTGCGCTGGCGCGGCTACAACGACGACCAGGGCGACCCGCGCGCGAAGGAGTACCGGCTGGTATGGGCCGACGCCGACCGCACGCAGGCGGCCTACGTTTGCGAGGAATGCGGCGCGCTGATCGAAGAGCGCCACAAGACGGCAATGCTACAGGCGGGGCGGTGGGTGCCGACCGCCGGGGGCGACGGGCTGACGAAGGGCTACCACATCAACTCGCTATACAGCCCGGCTGGCTGGAAAACGTGGCCGGAGATCCTGCGCGAGTTCGACCAAGCCAGCAAAGACCCGGCGCTGCTAAAGACGTTCGTCAACACCACGCTGGGCGAGCCGTTCGAAGAGGCGTTCAGTATCCGGTTAGACGCCGAGGGGTTGGCCAAGCGCGCCGGTGGATACCCGATGATGACCGTGCCCGAGCAGGGGCTGGTCATCACCGCCGGTTGCGACGTGCAGCGCAACCGCGTCGAAATCGTGCAACGCGCATGGGGGCCGGGCGAGGAAAGCTGGCTTGTGAACCGCGCCGTGATCCACGGCGACCCGCAGCGGCCCGAGCTATGGCAGGAGGTGCTTGACGTTCTGGATATGGAATTCGAGCACGCCACCGGCGCCAGGCTGAAAACCTACGCGGCGGCGGTCGATTCGGGCGACGGCGAAACCACGCATGCCGTTTATCAGTTCGCCCGCGATCAACGGCTACGGCATGTGCTGGCCGTCAAGGGCATGAGCCAGCCCGGCAAGGTGGTGTTGGGCAAGCCGACGAAGCAGGATATCAACGTGCGCAAGCAAACGATCAAGCGCGGCGTTGATTTATGGCCGTACGGCTCCGACACGGCAAAAAGCACAATCTACCAGCGGTTGAAAAACACGGACCCCGGGCCGGGCACGTATCACTGGCCGGATGGCACCGATGAGGAGTATTTCGAGCAGCTGACCGCCGAGAAGCAGGTCACAAAAATGGTAAACGGATTCCCGAAGCGCGTATGGGTGAAAAAAGATTCGGCCCGCAATGAGGTGCTGGACTGCGAGGGCATGGCGCTGGCGGCGTTGCAATATGTTTACACACGCCACAATCGCACGACGTTCTGGCAGCAAATGCTTGCCAGGCTACAAAAGGCCGCGCCCGCTGCTGTAGAATCGGAAAATCAACAGCCGCCGCCGGTTGCGAATAGTTCAGGGCGGCTCAGTCTTTCCGGGTGGAAGCGAGGGGCTTAAATGAAATTAGACGCAGTGCATCAGCTACTACAGGTCGTCGCAACGGCGGCCCAGCTTGACCCGGTGGCATTAAGCCGGGCCGATACAGCAATCCGCCGCGAGTTCGGGGGCAGCGCGCTACGCATCCAGGAGCGCGCCCCGGTAACGCTGGACGACATTGACGCGCGACTGCGTGCGCGCAAGCCCGTCGCGGTGATCGCCCATGAGGTCGGTTTATCACGCGCCACCGTTTACCGCATGCTGGGCAAGCGCCGATCAAAATCTCGCACCGCTGACACGCAATGCGACATCAAAGAGTAGAAAATACGCTCCGATATGGCTGGAATTACACTCGCAATTGCATCTGCAAAACTTGACGCCTACCTGGCCGCCGAGACTGCCGTGCTGTCCGGCCAAGAATACCGGATTGAGGGTCGACTGATGCGCCGGGCCGACCTGGAGATGATCCAGGCCGGGATTAATATCTGGAATCAGCGGGTGCAGCGGTTGAGCGCCCGGAATACGGGCCGAAGCGCAGCGATTGTGCCGCGTCCGAACTTTTAACAATGAAAAAATTGCCGCCCCCGTCGATAATTGATCGCGCCATTGCGCAGATCAGCCCGAAATGGGCGCTCGAGCGCCATAAAAACCGCACCGCGCTGGCCGTAACCGGCGGGGGCGGATACACCGGGGCTGGTTATAGCGACCGCATGGTGATGTGGCAGCCCGGGATTGGCGACAGCGATGCCGATTCGCTGCGCGACTTGCGCGAATTGAGAGCCCGAAGCCGCGATCTGGCGCGGAATAGCCCCATTGCAGGCGGTGCGATTGAAACACAGGTATCGAACATCGTAGGTAGCGGCCTGATGTTGCAATCGCGCATCGACGCCGACCTGCTGGGCATGGACGAGGACGCCGCCGAGGGCTGGCAAGAAACTGCCGAGCGAGAGTTCCAGCTATGGGCGAACAGCGAGTACGCCGACGCATTCGGACAGCAGAATTTTTGCGAAATGCAGGACCTTGCCCTGCGATCGCACCTGGAGAGCGGCGACGTTTTTATCGTGCTGGCGCAAATCAACCGCCCCGGCTGGCCATTCAAGCTGGCGCTGCAAATCATCGAGGCCGACCGGGTAATGAACCCGGGCTGGGTGGCCGACACCGACGAAATGACCGCCGGTATCGAGCGCGACGGAAACCACGCGCCGATTGCCGTGCATATCGCCAACCGGCACCCCGGCCGCTACATCGCGCCGACCGATTTCAAGTGGACCCGCGTTGCCATGCGCGGCAAATCCGGCCGCCGCAACGTGCTGCACCTGATGCGCAAGCTGCGCCCCGGGCAAACGCGCGGCATCCCCTGCCTGGCACCGATCATCGAGCACCTGAAGCAGTTGACGCGCTACAGCACCGCTGAGGTAGATGCCGCCGTGAACAGCGCCGTGTTTGCGATGTTCGTGAAGATGGACCCGGACACGTTCCAAGACACATTCAACGACGACGCGCAGGCCAGCTACATCGACGCCGCGAAGCGCTGGGACGGCACCATGAAATCCGGCGCGGCGGTGAACCTGCTGCCCGGTGAGAGCATTGAATCGCCCAGCATGGGGCGGCCCAATCCGAATTTCGATCCATTCGTCGGCGCCATCATGCGCCAGATCGGTATCGGCCTGAATATACCGTATGAGGTGCTGACCAAGCATTTTCAGAGCAGCTACAGCGCCGCCCGCGCCGCCCTGCTGGACGCATGGCGCACGTTTAAGATCCGCCGCACCTGGCTGGCCGCCAAGTTTTGCCAGCCCGTCTACGAAGAGTGGCTAGCCGACGCCGTTGTCGCGGGCCGCATCAGCGCCCCCGGGTTTTTTGCCGATCCCGCGATCCGCGCTGCTTGGTGCGGTTCGCAATGGTCCGGCGATGGCCCCGGCGCAATCGACCCGCTGAAGGAAGTGCAGGCCGCACAGGCCCGCGTCGACATGGGCCTGACCACGCTGGCCGAGGAAATCATCGCATACGACGGCGGCGATTGGGATGACAAGCACCGAGAATCGGTACGCATCACGAATGAGCGCATCGAGAACGGATTGCAGGCGCCCAACCTGGCCGACCCCGGCACGCCGGGCGCACCGGGTACAGCCCCGGCGGATAACACACCGGCGCAGGACGACGGCGGCGACGGTACGCCGCGCGAGGCGCAACAGTTCCACGTCCACATGCACCAGGGCTCGCAGTCGATCAACGTCGAGCCCGCCGCCGTAACGGTTGAGCCGACCGTCGTGAACGTCGAGGCCGTGATGCCCGAGCAGGCGGCGCCGACGGTGCATGTATCCGTACCGCAGCAGGATGCGCCGGTGGTGAACGTCGAGGCCGTGATGCCCGCCGCCGCTGCGCCGGTGGTGATCCATCAGCAGGCGCCAGCAGCACCGAAAGCGCCGACCGGCTTCGGCGTTACGCGCGGCGCAGACGGTACGATCACGGGGGTGCACCAGCTTGGCGACAAGTCGGTGTCATCCGTCGCATTCGACGTCGTGCGCGATGGCGAAAACAAAATCATTGGAATTAAACCGAGGTAAATCATGTCTGTTACATACACCAACGCCGTAAAAATCGCCCGGATGGCCGCCGTAGTTTCGCAGGCTGGCACCACCGCCGTGCTGGAAATCTGCACCGCCGCGTATGGCTCGATCCTGGCCAGCTATAACCTGAGCAACCCGATTGCGGGCGCGGCAACGGGCGCGGGCGTGCTTACGCTGTCCGGCTTCCCGCGCACCATAGCCGCAGCCGCAGGCGGCACCGCAGCGATTGCGCGTATCCGCACCGCCACCGCAGG